AAAGGTGAGATGCATCCTTTTGATGATGTATTTAAACCTTCTATCTACTTGGCCAGTGTAATCTGGAGTAGCATTGGGGATAACCTAAAGTCAGCCAGACAAGGTATGGACTATCTTCAATCAATCGCTAAGATTGTATCTAAAGAGCAATTACCTATTCACTGGGTGACGCCGGTTGGGTTCCCAGTGTATCAATCTTATCCAGAGATGAAGAGCAAGCGTGTTAAAGCGATGCTCATGGGTGAGGTTATTAAACCGCGTATCAATACTGAAACTGATAACACAGATAGGTTGAGAATGTCGAATGGAATAGCACCAAATTTTGTGCATTCAATAGATAGTTCGGCGATGATACGGACTGTTAATATTGCACATGATAAAGGTATTAGGAACTTCTGTAATGTACATGATAGTTTTGGTACAACAGCGTCAGATGTAGAGATGTTAAGTGTTAGCTTGAAGCAAGCATTTACTGAGATATTTTCTGGGCCATGTGTACTAGAGACTTTTCAAAATGACATTAAGAAACAGCTACCGGATAAGCTACATAGTAAATTGCCGGTTGTTCCTAAGAAAGGTGATTTGGAAATGGGTGATTTGGTGAAGTGTGA